GAAACGAACATTAGTCTGTCCGTATACTTCCTGTATGATGCGAAGCTTGGCTGCTTCATCATATCCGATGACCGCCTCTGCAACTTCCTCTTGGGAATCTTGCATTGTGGGGCCATTCGTACCACATTCTGGACATGCCAGCGAGGGGCCATTGAAATTGAACGCCCCTTGTGGAGCATAGGATTCATCAACGACCTCTGAGGGTTCAGTCTCTGAGTGCAATTTGGAATTGCAAGTTGCACAGTAGAAATTGGTGAACGAACGCTTGACGATACCCTCGATTGGTTTCCTGAATGTTCCATACTTCTTGCTCCTACGTGAGTAGTTGTAGATAGCAACGTATGGTTCGTTATACAGGATGGTGAGGCACCGAATCAAAAGCATCTTTGCCCGATTATTCTTCCTAATCAGGTCAGCAATTTTGTTGTAGGCTTTGGCAGTGAGGATATCGTCGGCGTTATCAGCGTCCTCAGGAAGAAATCTTGTTGATGGAATCTGAGATGAGAGGGCTGCAATGATAATTTCACCATAAGCTTTGTAAATATTAACGAAGGTTTGATTGGCAAGGTCACTAAGTTCACTTGCATCACCTTCGTAACCTTCTGGTGGGGCGGAGAATGACTGCCAGTCGTGAGCGATTTCTGACCAATAAGTATTCTGGATGTTCCTGAAGTAATTGTTATTGCGGCGGGTCATACGGACTTGGAAGTCACGTACAAATTCTTCATCCGAGAAGTAGGAAGTGCGTATGGTTTCAAGAACCTTCTTGATGTGCTCCTTCTTGGTAGCCTCATCAAGTTCTGGTTCAGTCCCGCTGTTAAGAGATTCAATTGCAGCATCATTAGTAGCACCAAAAGGCAATGCAGCAAGAGCGGGGTCAACATTGGGTGGATACATTTACTTCTCCCCTATCCCGACCGCTGACTCTTTATTCTTAATGAGATCGTCCATATCAGCCTTGCTTAACACAGGATTATCAGATTGCCTACGTGCAGCCATCTCTAACTTACGTCTAACCATAGAGGGAGAATGCCGCTGAGGAATAGGGGCAAAGCTTGCGCTTTGCGAAGATTGAATAGGAGTAATCAAACCAGCACGACGCGCAATTCTCTTATTAACTCTAACCAATTCTTGTCTTTCCGCGTCCAGTAAACGTTCGAGTATTCGGATTGTATGTTCCCTTGCTACGCAGCTTTGACATGGAGGCCCGGATGGATTTTTGATTGTGGTAAATGGGAATGGGCTTGGGTCCGAGTTCCTTAGCAACTCTCTCAATGTGCTCCATCTTCCTGTAAAAAGAAGTCGTATCGCCTGAGTGAGCGTAATCTTTGATGGCATTATCCACCGCTGTATTGGTTATTGCCTCGTAGTTGGGGTCACTTATGAATCTGTCAACAAGCTTGATTAGATATCTACCACCATCGTATGGGTCATCACCGGGAGATGAATCAGTGGGGTTCCACTCTGCAACGTCCTCGGGATTGCCCTTCCCATCCTCATTATAGTGGGCAAGCAGAATCGCCTGACTGAAGATGGGGCAGTTCTTGAATACTTGTAGCTTGGGGAGATTCTTCTCAGGGGCCTGCGGCAAGAATAGATTTTTATACTTTTCGTAGGCGGAGCCTCCTGACATTCTGAAGATTTGTTGTGCGACATCCTCTTGATATCCCTCAGCTGGTATGTAAGTGCGTGGTCTCTCCGACCATCTGAAGTACTCATGAAGAAGCATCTTTCCACTGATGCGGTCATTATCTGCCATATCAGGGACATAGCCAGACTCATCAGAAAATTGCTGTAGGATAGAGGCGGGGTCTCCATGCTTTTGCTTAGCAGAGGGGTCGAGTACTACCCTCTTGATTTTATCCAAGTCTGAGTAGAGTTTGAAGGTGGATGCCCACTCAGAAACATACTTTCCTTTCTCATGATACTCTCGATATAGGAATGCACGCTTATCAGGGGAGATGGCTGCCCATCCCATCCATGTATAAGCGGAGTGGCCCCAATCAATGGCGGCAACCCGCGGCCAGTATGAGGGTATGATGAAAGGTTCAACAACATGTAGCGCGTTAGGAGGCTCATTATCTCTCTTTACATCACGATACTCTTGGAATACCTGACCAGAGAATGAGAACCAATCACCTTCTAGCTTTGCTTTACGTTCTGCTTCAGGCAAACCTAAGAGGCGGTTGACATACTCAGGATCCGCCTTCATCAACCATTCATTATCAGTAACCTTTGCATGAATGTAGATGCGTAATTGGTTTGTCTTTCTATCTCTTAGTAGTTTCCCACCACTAACACAAGGAAGAACAAACCTGTCGCGTACCCAAGCGTGTCCCATGTTACCGGGGTTAGTTGCTCCCCGAGCCACAGCAATGTCGCCACGGATACGAGAGAACACAATATACTGATACATAAACTGAGAGAAGTGCGTGAGTTCGTCAAACCCCACGTAGTTGTACTCAGCAGTATCATGATCTCTTGCGTTCTCATCTCTAAGCATGTAGCCTAGAAAGAATTGCGCTCCTGAGGGGAAGGTCCAGAAGTGCTTGCCTTCGTTGTATACTCCACCAATAGGCTTGTAGAGTTCCCTTGAACGGGGAATGATACTTTCTTCCAACTGAGGATAAGACCGTCGGAAGATAATACCCTTAAAGTTTGGACGGTCGAACCATTGCCGCAAAATCGGCAATACAAGTAGAATCTCTGTCTTGCCTCCCCCAGCAGCACCTCCATATAGTGCCTCTAGAACATTGTCGGGAACAGACAGAAACTGTGCTTGTTTCTGGTTAGGCTTCCATTCCCTAACATTCTCCGTTTCCTTGTAGACGAAAGGCATTACGCAGGCGTGTCAAGACCAGCGAGTGAATTCCAAAGAGTCAGTATCTGTGACTGCAAATCAATATCTGCCATGTCACACTCTGAAGTCTTTGTTTCCTCATCGTATGTGGTAGATGCGATTACGTTCACACCCATCACTACCTGAGGTGCAGCTTGTTCAGCAATAGGTTTAGGACTGGAGATAAACCGCTGTGCATACTGTGCCCTACCAGGGTGGTAAGGAGTAGTGCCGGGTTCACTGAGGATGGTGGGAGCAAGTTGTGCTAGGGTAGCTTGAATACGCTCCATAAACTCTGTGTTACGGAGAAGGGCCATCTGCTGAACAGTAGTCTCTGCCATGTTATCCTTCCGTTACAGCGATGTCACCGAGTGTAGCGAAAGTAGGTTCAACCTTATCATCACTTCCAGTATAAGCAACATCAACAGCTTGAGGATTCTTCTTCAAGTCCTCATTCTCAACAACGTTGAAAGTAACCTTATCTCCTACGGCAAACCGTTGTGGAGAGATAGTCCCCTTGAGAACATTGTTGAAGTGGAAGAAGAAATCGCGGCGGTCACTACCAGCGATGAAACCGAAACCACGCTTCACGTTCAGTACACGAACTTCACCAGTAAGCTTGCCCATCATTTACCTCTCAATCACAACTTTGCATCCACGAGAATCTGTAAATTCGCAGGTGCCCGCTATAGGGTCATAGTGGACACTGACATCTTCAGGTCCAGTCCACTTCAATGTCGTTTGGTTCTGCTTCTTAATCTCTACGCTGACATCTGTGACTACCAGTGGATTGGTAATACAGTCATCGGTAGTAGGAGGAGGGTCAATGGGGGGAGTATTGGTGAGTGCGACTTTGAATACGTCTACTCGTGGAGAATCCCAGAAGATTTCCGCTACGTAGATGCGGCCGTCTGCCGCATTAAAGCCGACTCCTCCACGGACTACACGATACTGTTCTTGAGATACACCAGGTAGTGCCCATACATCATATGGTGCTACGTCCCACGGTGCAATCTCACCAGCTTTGACTCTTACTAAGTCATTCAGATCATAAGCCCACACTTGTCCGCGGTAAGGATAAGTATGTTCTCCCTGTGCTCCAGTAGTGGGATCATAACACTGCATCATTCCAGTGTCATCTAGAGTACCATGTTTATCAGGATCGGAAACCCCTCCACCGTAGCAGATTGGACCCATCCCATGATAACCAACGAACAATAGAGAGCGTGTTCCAGGAACAATGAAGCAACCACCGAGTTGGTCTGTCCTAGTAAACAACTCATTCTGCACGTCTGGATTGTGCAGAGGATTGTCCATTGTGTAATACAGAAGGTCAATCGTGGGGACGAGTGTATCTGTATCTTTTACTTGCTTAGGATCGAATGCAAATGCGGCAGGACCAAAACTAGTCCTGCCTATGATTGAAAGGATTCCTTGTCCAGTGAGTGCTGGCCCACCAAGCAACTCACGCCATTCCTCAGGAACATTGCACATGTATCCAGCGTAATAGCCTGGATTCTTATCTCCCAATCGTGCAGGAGTAGTCCACGATGCTCCCGCATCGTCTGAAGCTTGATGTGAGCAATAGGCTCCATAGGCTGCGTCGTAAAATATAAATTTGGTCGATAGCAATCGACCCTCGTGGTGCATCATTCCGCCGACAACACATGAGTCCACATTACTTACAGTATAGGGAATCTCACGTCCTTCTTCAATGAAGTCGGCTTTGCCTCCCTCAGGTGGGATACTTACACGAGCGAACCAGTTTGGTTTATGACAACCAAAGTAGAGTGATTCTCCATCAACTCCTACTGCAAGTGGTTGTCCACCGTAAGTAAGATCAGTTGGTTCATTATTCCAACCAATAGAATTGACAGGGAAGGATCGTTCAAACGTAAGATCCGCAGCCTGTACAAGTGGTAGTTCTTGAGGGTTCATTTAATCACCTAAGGGAATTCACCTGCCGAAGGGTAGATGAACTCCCCTAGTGGATTAAACTACTCGCTTACGCATACGCGCTGCGAACGCTAGTCCACTACCAAGCAAGAGGAGTGTCGCTGGTTCAGGAATGGGAGCAACAGGGACGTTAGTGTTACCACCAGCGCCCTCATTGGGAATCCCATTCTGATTATCCTGGTCCTGCGAGGTCCAGAAATCATTCCGGGTTTCATTGAAGATGGACTGAGCACTGAAGATACCCAGCACAAGTGCAGGATTGTTAGCACCTGGTCCAAGGATTACCCCACCAGTACGAGTCCAAGTGAGATTGGGAACAGCGGGATCATCTGCAACTGCGCAGAGTGCGGGGAAAGGATCCTGAGCAGGACAGGTACCAATCAGTGAGGAAGTACCAGTCCATCCAGCGGCGGTAGTCTGCTGAGTACCACTAATGTAACCTTCAAAATCAAAGATGGTGAAGAAGTCACCAGTATTGATTTGGGAATCACCTTCAAGTGTTACACCATAGAACCAGTTGTAGGGACCAACACCCGCGATGACAGGCGTCGGACTAACAGTGATTGTATTAGCGTGAGCTGCGCTCACACTGAATAGGATAGTGAGAGTGAGCAGGGGGAGGAGTCGAAGTGTACGCATTGTGTCTCTCCGTTGTTGTGAACTTACATTCTATCCCACGTCGATTACGTCGTATTGTTCTTTCGCCTGTTTCTCAGGAGAGTAAAAGACGGTCTGCACATTGACTATGGGACCATCCTTCTTATCTCTCAGGGTGGAGGACACCACTCTACTAAGGTTAGCCGCGATCATGGCAAGGATTTTAGGCTGTTGATTTGGCAAGTCCTCATCACTGATTGCATCCATAGAGGCATAGATTTTATCTAGTGCCTTGTCACGGACTTTAGACAGTGATGCTTCCAATGCAGTAGCAAGAGCAATGTCTGATTCCTTCAGCCCATTTCTTGCAATCTGATGTGGTTGATGGACAGTTCCCTTCTCAAGTACACTGGCGTGCATCCTTGAGATACCAAATCCACGAGCTACCGCTGCTGCATTACCTTCCATGTTAGCTTGAATAGCAATCATCTCACGGAAGATGGGGGGAATGCGCCCCTTCTTGCCATTCTCCCTACCAGGAATAATGGAAGCGGGGTTAACCAGGGTGTCCACGATTTCAGCAATCACTTCCTGCTCAATGTCATTCTCATCACGCAGGAGATTCTGCTCATTCTTGAGCATGTTGATTGCTTCATTCCTTGATATGATCATGATACACCCCGACGCATTCAAGCGTAGCACGCCGCGAGATGTCTGTCAATAGTTTTATTGTCATATTTTGTTCCAGTTTTTGAGTGCCAGAAATGAACAGGTAAAGTATATACTTAATTTTATTTTCTAATGAGAAGGGCGAAGCCCAGGTAAAGTATTGTTTTTAATTTTTTAAGAATATATGGGACTCCTAACACTGTAGAGCTAGCACCATACCTACACTTCCTATCCATACTTCTCCATACTTCTTAATCTTAATCACGGGTGGTAGACCTCTCTGTCCCGCGCGCAGCGCGGGGACCCATACAAAAGTGGGCATAGGGGTGGTGGTCATCATCAATCATCAAAGAATCATTACCCTCCCCCCACACTACTTGTCTGGTTGTCTTATCAACCATACATGATAACAACATAACAAGTAGACAGGTCTGCTTGTATTAACAACCATACAACTACTCGGACGGCGCTGCCTCTCCAGCCTCCCCCGTGGCACGTCACAGCCTAGGGGGAGAGGGGCATTCTTTGAACGCTCAAAGAATCAAGTTCAGGCCATCAAAGAAATGGTCATTTCGATGATTGTCGAAATGTCACAGAATCGACCGCTGGGAGGCATCCCATAGCAGGGGGAGGGTAGAGGCTGCGGACGTCCCTAGGAGGCTGCAAACGCAAATGCGGGGCATGTCCGTTTTCGGGATTTGCATCATTTAGCTAGGGTCGGACACCTCCTAAATGAGGCAGCACAATCAAAGACATTTAGATACATTCTCACCATAATGAGACTACATCTTAATAACGTCTCCCTTAGTCACAGCCTCCCCCTATTAGGCAAACCGATACCCTTGGCAACCCCGGCCAGCGTAGTGAGACGACGTGCCAGCCTCCCCCCTGAAATTTATTTTGCCTCCCCCCTTGACAGGTTGCCCAGCCTATGAGACTATGAGTGGTCGGTTGTTTGGTTGGTTGGTTCTTTGAAAACTGAAACGCAAGCCGCGGGGGAATGGGCGGCTTGTGTCTACAATTCAATCCTCCCCACTAGTGAGAACTCCAGTGAACAAGAACACTGCAAAGCGTGTCAGCGGCCGTAACAAGAACACGGACGCCAAGCGTCTCGGCGAGAATGTCAATCTGATTGATTGGCTGAATCGCAAGGACAAGGACGGCAACCTGCTCACGGACGGCAAGATTGTTGCGGAACTCCTCAAGGGAAAGCAGACCAAGGGAGACGGCAAGAACTCGGACCGTGTGATGAGCATCACGTCCGACAATTGGACCCTCACGGTTGAGGTTGCCAAGCGTAAGGTTCCGGCAACCAAGGATGGCGTCCTGTATGAGCAGGAATACGCGTCCCTGCTCCCCCTCACTGCGGAGGCTGCTACTGATTTGATGGGAGGCAAGCTCGACGTCTCCTACAAGGACGATGCAGAAGTTCCAAGCGTCATCAAGTATTTCCGACAGGGATACGGGATGCTCGCACGGAACAGTGCCGGGGCCAACATCGCGTCACAGATTGAGGGTCCGGCCAAGGGTCGCGAGGCTGCCATCAACAAGCTCATCAAGCTTAAGGGATGGGACCGCGCAAAGGCCGAAAAGAAATACGATGCCATGATGGCAGACGACTAGCACTACTCATCGCACCACACAAGGGGCGGCACCGATAACAAGGTGTCCGCCCCTTTTGTCGTTTGTGCTCACTAGTTCCAGCCTCCCCCTAGAATGCCTCCCCCGCCCCATTACAGCCTGCTACAGCCTCCCCCCGGCATCCCTGCTACCCTCCCCCCTCCTAATCAGCCTCCCCCTTATACAGCCTCCCATGCGTCCGCAGTGCCAAGCGTCCGACCCTCCCCCTAGGGGGACGTGTGCAATATCGTGCAACACTATCAAGCATCTTGATTAATCAGACGTGCAGTGTGGCAGAATGCCTCACATTTCCCACAATCGAACGCTCGAAAACAGGCGCAATTCTGCACGATGTAATGTTAGCAGGGGACTTGCTATCACAATCCCTCGCATAACACTATCAATACCCTTGCAATACCCTAGCAAATTACTCGCAAAACACTATCAACTAGAAATGAACACGTTCAATCGTGGCACGTCGTAACGTGTTGCAGCACATAGACTTAGCGGCACGGTGTCCTAATCTGGTGACGCTACCCTCCCCCTATCTCATACTGATTCTTTATGATTCTCTCTCATTTATATATATTATTATTAGTATATACACTAGTAAGGGAGGGGAGAGTAGGCATAGTCCGTGCCATAAGGGAATCGTGTAAAAGTTACACGGTGCAACCCGGCCAATCTGTGATAGACTAGGGGCGTGCCCCCCGTCCATCCCCTTTCGATTGCTACACTTACCGGCATCTCGGTTGTGTCGCGGTTGATAGGGTTATGCGAGGGTCTTACAAGGGTTATGCGAGGGTAATACGAGGGTATTGCACAGTGTATAATTAATCACTAGTGCCATACCAGTTACATAGCGAGTCTATACCACACTCCACTAGTAACACTTGGACTACTCTCAAAGCATAGACTGTTCTTTGACAACTTAATAACCGAATGGGATTGATGGCTGCGCCAGAATTCCTAGTGATTGCGCTATTGCTCTGAGATAAAAGCAAGCTCCCTTAATAACCTTTGAGCTAACAGGGAAACGCAATTAAGGAAACGGAACGTCTGGATTAGTGATTGAATGCTGCCGCACTATACTAGGATGCTGATAGGCGCGCATGGGCGCTACCTAAAGGGAGTCTAGTATAGGATTCGAGCATTAGAGTAGAGAGTAGTTCCATACCGCTGCAACGTGTAGCCTGTATGGACGTGTGATACTCTCGTGTGATACTCACAATCAATGGACGTGCAACCTATAGGCTGCGCCATCAATTCGGTAGGATAGAGAGATAACTCTACCTCTATGCATACTGTGTATGCCGGAGGTATAGCGTTTGCTCAACACGTCCGCCGTTCTGGCACCTATATATAGGTGAGCCGGGATGGCGGACGCTACCCATTACTGCCTCACTGCTAAAGCACACTTACTATTGAGTGTGCTTTAATGAGGAGACAGTAGAATGTATCCAGAGATTGTCAATCGTTCTTACGCCAGAATGAACTGGTCCCCCACAATCGGCACCGTAGTAGTGGATGCCAACCCTGAGCCTTTCAGGCACCACGCAATCAAGGCAGTTACTGTGCTGACTCCCTACGGACACTACACTTGCACTATTGTAGGTGAGGGATTCTACATCCACACTGATTCCAAGGTCGGCAACCGCTACAAGATTGCTACTGTTACGAGGATGAAGTAATGCACGGACAACTCCACATACTCGTCGCGCCTGATGGTCAGCTCGAAGTAATCTGCTACCATCACTCACACGTTTGGAAGTTCAATTACTTGTCATGGGAACAG